CTGCAAAAGCTGATTGAGATTGAAGATCATGTCCAAAAATGTTAAGAGCAGAAACATCGTAGAAACAACAAAGATTTACACAAGAATTCGGCAAAAGCTGATTTTTTGAGTTATAGTTCACCCATCGCAGCAAAAACGCTGCAACCCGCCAGGGGGGAGCCTGGAAAGGAGAATGAAATGACTGCACCAAAATTCCTGCAAGACTGCAACAAGATCGACACCATCATGATTGATGGGGCCGAGTGCTATGGCGCATCTATCTATTGTTTGTTCTCTTGCGATATTCCAGCCGAAGACAGATCGTTTGAGCTGTGCTACGCAGCAGGGTGGCTCGGCGTAAAAATGGGGCACCAGTTGATTGAGCTTGGCGTTCCAAAGATCCGATTGGAAGAGATCGTCCAGTCCGCAAGAGCCGATTTAGGGATCACTGCATGGGCATGAATACCACCACCCTCGTGGTGGACTTGCCAAAGCCACAAAAGGCAGCCTACGCACAGGCTGCACGGTTGGAGGGCAAGAAACTGGCGGTTTGGGTGCTGGAGCACCTAGACCATGCAGCAGATGATGCGCTGGCTGAGGAAAAGGCCAGCAAAATGATGAAGGAGATGAAGTGATTAAAGACCTATTCGCGGCTTTTGCCGTAGCCATTGGCCTGACGGCCTTCGTTTTTTGGCAGCTAAGCTTGCCAGTAGTCCAGTACCGCCACCAGACTGGCGAATGTGTCGCCGTTATCCCTGCAAGCGCGGGGAGTTGCGATAAGCTACCAAGCCGCCACGAGGCAGAATGGGTGGCACCGAAATGATGGAGCGCGCGTTGGAAATCATCAGGATAACAAAGGGGGCATGGCAATGAGCATCGAAGAAACCCTGGCGCAGCGCCAGCAGACGCATGGCGACTTCAGCAGCCACGCAGCAGTGAGCCAGGCGATGAAGAATGCGATGCGCCAATCATCTGGATGGGGCGGCCTCTCTGATGATAAAAAAGAAGCGCTAGAGATGCTGGTGCATAAAATCGCCCGCATTTTAAATGGCGACCCAGACACACACGACCATTGGCACGACATCGAGGGCTACTCGCACTTGGTATCGTCTAAGCTAAAGGAAAAAGAATGAAGCAACAGAAAGATAACCCCATCAATAACGCCACAACTGACCCACGCGAGCCGTGGGGGCTGCCAAGGCCAACCCTGCGCCCAGGGGCAGAAGACTTCCTAAAGCTCAAAAGCAGGCATGGGCAAGACCTGCGCCCATACAGGCCGCCAATGGCTACTATCCAAGGTGGTAAGAAAAAGGTCGCGAAATGAATCAAGAGAGCGCTGAAAAGCCGCCTTGCTTTAACAGCGAGCGCGAGTATGAGCAGTGGCAAACCCTACTAAGGCGCTCGGCTGAAAAGGGAGTGACAATTTGCGACGATTGCACAAATGATTACCGTAAAAAAATGGAGGCGCAATCGCGCTGCAAGCCCGTGCGGGCGAAGCGGGTGGCACATGCGCCAGCAATGGGCATAGGAGCGGAGAGACGAACTAAAGGACGCCAAAATGAATGAAGAAAAAGGGGTTGCAGGTTATAGCACCTGCGACTCATGCGGCGCGTCGAATGAGACTGTTGAGTGGCAGGAAGATCCTTTTTTGGACGAGGTGCATGGCGAGCTGGACTTCTCACACTGGTGCAGCGACTGCTGGTCTGACCGTAAACGCGACGTTTGAAACCTGAACAATAGAAGCAAAAGGAAGCCCAAATGAACAAATTAATCAAAGACGGCAAAGTGGCTGTTGTTATTTCGCCAGGCTACGGCGCTGGTTGGAGCACATGGAACGAAAAGTGCGCCGAATTCCTGCTGTTTGATGCGGATATAGCGCAAGCATTGCTGGACGGCAACAAGACGAAAGCGATGCGTGCTGCGAAGGCGGTGCATCCTGACATCTACTGCGGCGGCGTGGATACCTTAGAGGTGGTTTGGGTTGCGCAGGGCGTGAAATTCACCGTCTATGAATACGATGGTCACGAGAGCATCCTGACCGTTGACGATTTCGAGTTCACAGCCTGAGCGGAAAGGAAGCCCAAAATGACAGACCTCCAAGCCAAAATGGAAAATCGCGCCGCTGCTGTGCTGGCGGGCATCTTTCAGACAATGCCGAAAGACCCGACCATTGGCCGGCTCGCCGCAGAGTTGAGCACGGCAATTAAAGCGTTGCGCCATGTGCAGTACAAGCACAATGGCATTCGCCAAAAAGGCGCGCCGCGCATGAACTTGCGCCCAACTGGCCTGCTGCTGCAAGCGCTGGCCGAGCGATATTACAAAGACTATGCAGGTGAAGCAGGTGATTGTGTGCCGAATGGTGCGCAATGATAAGATGTAGCAAAATAGCAACGAGGGCAAGATATGAAGAAAAGCGCTAACCCGGCGGACACGGTAGAGCATTGGGACATAGAGCGCCTGATACCCTACGCGCGCAACAGCCGCACGCACTCAGAGGCGCAAATCGCGCAGATAGCCGCATCCATGAAGGAATGGGGTGTTACTAGTGCCGTGCTGGTAGATGAGGACGGCGGCATCATTGCGGGGCACGGACGGGTGCTAGCTGCGCGTAAGCTCGGCAAAACCCAAATGGCGGTAATGGTCGCTAAGGGATGGACGGACGCGCAGAAAAAAGCCTATGTAATCGCTGATAACCAGCTAGCGCTAAATGCTGGCTGGGATAAGGAGCTGCTGAAGCTGGAGCTGGACGAGTTGCATATTGAGGGCTTCAAAATGGATTTGCTAGGCTTTGATGCGGCGGAGTTATCGGCGGCTATGGGGCTAGATAGCTCGCTCGACGGGGAGGCGCCGGCTATAGACGCCGGGATAGAGTACAAAGAAAAATTCGCGATAATCGTCGATTGCGCGGACGAAGCGGACCAGCAGGCCTCATTCGAGCGGCTGGATTCTATGGGGTTTTCTTGCAAGGTACTGGTGAACTAATATGAAAATTCAGGTGCGTAATAGCTGCGACGAGTTCAATAGCTACCGGTCGGCAAGGGTTAAAAGCCTATTCAATTGCGAAAGCGGGGCCAATTTCTCCCTAGACGCGGACCTCCCGCTAGAGGGCGATGATTGGAAGATAGGAGTTGTTGTCGGCCCGAGCGGGTCGGGTAAGACGAGTATCGGCCGCAGTATCTGGCCGGATGTCGGGATTTACGACGGCGACATAGGGTGGCCCGCGGACAAGCCGATAGTGGACGCGATTGCCCCCGGCGGCTCATTCGATGATGTTACCGGGGCGCTCTCCGCCGTCGGGCTAGGCTCGGTACCAGCGTGGCTTAGGCCGTATGGGGCGCTGAGCAACGGCGAAAAATTCCGGGCCGGCCTGGCCCGCATCATTGCCGAGGGCAAGCAGCGCGTCATCATCGACGAGTTCACCTCCGTCGTTGACCGGCAAATCGCCAAGGTCGGCGCGGGCGCTTTCAGCAAGTCATGGAAGCGCGGCGGCGGGCAGGCCGTGCTGCTGTCGTGCCATTACGACATCCTCGACTGGGTCGAGCCGGACTGGGTGTTCGACACCCGTACCGGCGAATTACAACGGGGGTCACTTTGGCGGCGACCAAAGTTTGAGCTTGAGATTTTCCAGACAAACGGCTCGTACTGGCCTCTGTTTGAGCCGCATCACTACCTAAAGCTCCCGCGCATGGTCGCCGCGAGGTACTATGTTGGCTTTGTCGACGGCGAGGCGGTGTGCCACATCGCGGTTGGGCCGAAGCTAGAGGTGGGCGGTATGCGGGCCTGCCGCATGGTTGTTATGCCGGAGTGGCAGGGCGCGGGCGTAGGCATGAAGTTTTTAAACGAGGTCTGCCGCCTACAGTTTACGGGCGCGAACCAGTGGTCTAGCCGCACGAAGGCGGTGTACTTCCACACCTCGCACCCGGGCCTTTGCGCCGCCCTGAGGCGGGATAAGAGGTGGGTGCAGGTCAGCCAGATGATGGGCGGGGGGCATAAGGGTAAGTCGGTGGCCTCCATTAGGGCGGCGTCGGAGCGGCGCGGCGCAAGCGTGGGTACCGGCTACGGCGGCCACCACCGGGCCGTTCAGGGGTTTAAAATGCAAAGGGCGCTAGCCGAATGAATATCTTGATAGCGGGCCAAAAGTGGTTCGGGGCGGAGGTTTTCAGGTCTCTCCGGCTACTGCCGGGCGTGAGTATCGCCGCCGTGTGCGCGCCGGAAGACGATAAGCTAGAGGCGGAGGCCGGTATCCACCGCGTGCCTGTTATTCGGAAGCTCAGCGCATCAACCATGCCGCCCGGTATAGACTTGATTGTAGCCGCGCATTCCCACGATTTCATAGGCGAAAAAACGCGGCTGCGCGCCAAGTGGGGCGGCATCGGCTACCACCCTAGTCTCCTGCCGGTGCACCGCGGGAGGGACGCGGTTAGGTGGGCCCTCCGCATGGGGGACAAGGTGACGGGCGGCAGCGTATATAGGCTAAGTAACCGGATGGACGGGGGCGATGTCCTCGCGCAGCGGCATGTTTTTATTATGCCGGGGGACGACGCCGCGGAGCTGTGGCGGCGGGACCTAGCGCCGCTAGGGGTGGAGCTACTCACCGGGGTGGTCGCGGCCTTCGCGTCCGGGGGCTACCAGCACGGGGTCGCGCAGGACGATTCCATCGCCACATGGGAGCCGTCTATCGACAGGCCGCCCGCGTACCGTCCGGACTTGCTTATGATAGAAGGGCCGGGGCGGCATAAAACACGAGGTAACAGCCAATGA